CCGAGACGCTGAATGTTGCATTCTTTAGTTCAACATCATCGAACGTCATAAAAGCATTCTTGCCGATGCTGCCGGTCTTGAACCCCTTGAGCTTGACGCCTCCGGCCTTGTACCCTTTGCCTTTGATCTCGCCTTCGGTGACGTAGGCTTTTGTTTGCGGCCCGACCTTGGCCGACGCCGAATAGAATGCGATGCGGTAGTCATCTCCAGGTTGGTGAACGCCTGAGATCAGCGCCCTCTTTGCTTCAAGTGCAATTCCTTGTGTTATCATTTATTTCTTCTCCCATTGTGCCATGCACACGGCGGTGCGTTGGCTCTCGTCTGGATATTCGCTCGACATCGTTCCGCTCACCATGCAGCGGCCTATGAAGTCGTCTTGCTCTTCGTCTTTTTCTGGAGTCGGCATAACGAGTTCATGCTTTGCCTCAAGTGCTGTGATACGTCCGAAAGAATCGCGAACTGCGAGCGTGACCTTCTTTGTTTCCGGTGCGGATGCCTGCATCCCTTTGACTTTGTCAGCGGCCCATACTTGCCCCGCGTCTCCGCCCCACAATGCCCATGCAATGCGGCCTGCGGATGGGAATCCGTCTTCACCTTGTTGAAAACCCTGCCCCTTTTTATCAACTTCATGCCGTGAAAAGTAGGAGTGCATCCGCTTCACCGTATCGTCAGATAAGTTCTTTCCGTTGCTGATGTCGCGAGCGCGTGCAACTCCGACGGCTGTGCCACCTCGGTTGTGCTCTTCGCGCCATTTCAGACCCTTGAGCGCCTCTTCTACCATGCCTTTGCTTGGCTTGTTCTCGTCAGCGAATGCGGACGGCGCTGCGTCTTGTGCTGCTGGCGCGGCTGGTTCGGCGTTGATGATCTTGTTTGCGTTCGCCTCGTCCATTCCGAAGACAACGCGAAGGATAACGGCGACTTGTTCAGCGGAAAGTTCGCCGCGACCGAGCGAAGCGAGGACGCCCGAAAGCGCATCTGTGCCACCGATGCCGATGCTCTCGATAAGCGGCGGCGCTTCGTTTTTGCTTTCGTCGAAAATAGTGTCGATAGCCGTAATCGGAACAGAATCGGAAATGCGCGAAGGTTGAATATCAAACTCCTGTCCGAGTTCTTTGATCATGTTTGCTTCCTTCGCCCGTGCGCGAAGTGCTTCTTCATAATCTTCTCCCATGTCGCTATAAATTTGTCCTGCTGTTTTTAGACCAGCTTTCCATAAAGAAATATCGGCATTCGCTTCGCGTCCGTAATCAATCGAAACTTTTGCAGGCCAGCACCAGCGACCGTCGAGAAGAGATTCGGAATCCGGAATGAGTCCGCGAGCGGCGGCGTCGAGTAAGATAATATTTTTTATCCTGTCGAGAAATTTCCCTTCCAGCAACCCACGCCAGCGCAAGAATGTTCTCTCTGCCATTGCCGCTTCCATGCGTGCCATTGGCCCGCTCTTGTCGGCATCGAATGCGAAACCGTAGGGCAGGCCGACCGCCATGCAGATATGGGCTTGAATGAGTCGGATAAATTCTCCGAATGCGCCCGTCGGACGGTCGCTCTTGAACATCTCCATTTTCTCGCCAGCTGTCAGATAGTTGACCGTGCCAGGGTCGAGAGACTGAAGGCGTGCAACTTGGCCTTGATCGTTTGAGTTGCCCCGTGCGAAGTAGTCGCCAGCGTCGGCGGCTCCGCTCTCGGTGGTGATGACGCCGCTTTGATAGCTTGCGTATTTGATCGCCTGCACTTCTGCCTTGATCGCTTCTTGCAGATCGCGCGTTGCGTTTAACGCAGTAGCGAAAGCACTCCGCCCACGGTATTCATCAAGTCTTGCCGCATCGAACAAGTGGATAAACTCTTTTGCAACAATATCAACAGGAGAAATATACTGATTGTTGATAGTACGCGTGAAAATAGTGTATGAAACGGGTCTTCCATAGTCATCAACGTTGATGCCGCCGATATATTTATCCGTGTCTGTGCGGTCGTAAGGCGATCCGATGCGGTCGGCTTCGACGCTTTGCAATTTTAGGTCTTCGCCGTCGCGGACGATGATGAATCCGCAGTCGCCATCGCGAAGCATTGCCGTGACTGCAAGCTGCAATAGTGTTGTAAAATTGTGACGGCCTAAGAAGTCGCACTCGTTACACCACTTCTGCCAATACTTTTCGATCTTCGTATCAACTTCGTGATCGCCGGTGCGGGCTTGGTATGCGATGCGGCCAGAAACGTAGGTTGCAAATTTAAGAAGGAGCGAACGGACGGGCGGAAAATTGTCTGCAAGATCGCGAGCGGCCCGAATGAGAGAGAGTCTTTCCCGTGTTCCTGCGGTATCTTCTCCACCGCTAACTCCACGCGAGATTCCGCGCTTTTCACTCGTCAATGCGCTATCGAAGCGCCCGAAATTGCGTAGCTTGGCTTGGTTGACCATGCGATCCAGCGCGGCCCTTGGTGCAACTAACGAGAGTGCTTTTGTGATGATGTCTTGCATTTATGGGCGCTGGGTTGGGAACGTCGGCGTAAACTTCCTTATACGTGTTCCGCTCGCATTGTCAATAGCCGATTGCAATTCCTTTATCGTCTGTGCGACCTCGGCAAGATTGGCGCGAGTGAACGAGCGCCCCGCGATGCTATAGGATGCGCCTGCAACGGCTATTGCCTTGAGGCAAGCCGTGAAGTCGCCCTGCAATTCTTGCAGAGTTGCAAGCGGCAGGCCAAAAAATGATTTGTTCATCGCCATTCATTTGATGGCGATGTCAAAAAAAAGAAAAGGCGCGGGGATTGAACCCGCGCCGGTTGGTGGTTAGGAAAGAGATGCGATAATTCGCTCGATTAAAAACATAGAGAGCGGAGATATAATTGGGCCAAAAAAGCAGCCGGCCATATAAAACGCCATATCTCTAAAGCTCATTTCGTCTCCTCTTCTTGATGCCGAGCGGCGAAGTGCTGAGCGGCAAGTTCATTTCCGGCCGCAACTGCCATGAAGTAACCGGCAGCAAGAACGCGAAGGGTTAATTCTTTTCCGGCGAATCCTTGAGCGGCGAAAGTTTCAATGAGTGTTTGAGAAATTTTGGAGTTCATTTTTTAGTTTTGTTTTTTCTTTTTAGGTTTTCTTCGTCGGGGATTCATTCCCTTTCGATGTTTTGAATATCTTCTGTTTTTTTATTTTTGAAAAGAAAAAAATAGAATTATTTTTTGCCCGTTGCCGATCCGCTTAAATGCTAGCTCTCCGCCCCTATCGGCAAAACGCCTGCGAGCATAGCGGACGCAAGCGCGATGCACTCGCAGTCCCAAAGATGGTTCGGCCTGCCGCCGATGCGAACCCATCTTTGTTCGACCTGCTTGGTTTTGGAGTTCGTCACATCTTTCTTCATCTCGGACAACATCTGCTTGCGGTAGTCTTCGGACACGTCACGCGCAACTTCCCACTTCGGCGTGGCGTCAGCCTGGCGAAGCGAAGCGAGCTTGTCTTTGATGCCTTCGTTGGAGAAAAAGAAATACGCGCACTTTAACCCGTCCGATCCGGCCTGCGCTCCTTCAATTTTTGAGACGAAGCGGCGAGTGCGCCTGCCGTTGTCGATATGATAAAATCCATCTTGCCCCGATCCGTGCGAAGCCGTCCACCCACGCCGCGCGCATTGTTCGTAGACCAGCGGAGTATCGTATCCGGCATCCACGACGACGCACCGCGGCATGATGTCGAACTGCTGTTGAATGGCGTCGAGCGTTTCCCAAGTCAGCGGACGCGACTCATGCAAGAGCATCGAAGACCCATCAACTCGGAAGGCGCGGACGACGGCCCAGAAGTGATCGCGTTGTTTATCGACGCACATAAAGCGCCGGTGCTCGCCGTCGATTTTCTGTCCTTCCAAGTATTCAGCTTTGGCATAGTCGCCGGTAGTGATCTCCGGCAGATCGCTTGTGACTTCATCCTGCCACGTCTGCGCCTTGCGTTTCTGAATAAATTGTTTGAGCGGCTCCAGGTTCCCGGATGACTTGGCTTCGTTGGCTTCGATCCATTCCTTGACGATAGAAAACCACGGTATCCACCAGACTGCGTAAGCCGGATACTCGAACGAGCGATGGCCGCGAACCGGATGCGGGTTGAGTGCGCGATAGCTTGCAGTATTTGCAAGGTTGCGTCGAGTGCTGGCGTCGTCTTTGTAGCGCGTTTCGCAATGCTCGCATTTCATGTTGACCGAATCCTGGACCCTATCCCACAAGATTCCGCCCTTGTCGTCGCGTTCGGTCACATATTCGATCTGGTCGAATAGGTATCTCTGCCAGTTCCCGCATTGGGAACAACTCCAGCCCCACACTTCTCGCGTTCCGCTGTCCCATTCCGCATCCGCCTCATGTCCTGCGTCCCACCCCTGCGAGACGAGAAGCGTCTTTCGGTTCCAGCGGTCGTGGTGTCGCGCCTTTAGCTCTTTGATCATGCCGCTTTTCCATCTCCATACCTCGTCGCCGATGCAATAGCGCATCGACTTCTCTTGCAAGTTGGTCATGTTCGCCCCGCCTGCGAAGAGAACCATGTGTGGGAAAAGTATAGTCGTTTTTCTGAGAGAATGCCGGTCTTCCGGGAACAAGTCGCGAACAGGTTTGCACTCTTGGAAGATCGGCAGCAATCGCGACTCCGTCCAGTCCTTGACCATGTCGTCAGTCTGTCCTACGAAAAGAGTAGGCCCAGGCTTTTGAGCCACGATAAAGCAAGCCAGCGTTTCCATCATCGTTGTCTTTCCGCCTCCGGTCGGAGCACGAAGAAAGACCTGCGTGGTCTCGTCATCACTTGCCGCCAAGAGCGGCGCGTTGAGCCACGGCGCAACCGAGGGATCAAAGCGCGAAGCGCGATCCGAGTTAGGAAAGCTAACGTGATCGCTTGCCCAGTCGAGTATCGTGCCATCAAATGCCAGCTTGATGCCGTCGCGGATGCCTTGTGCGAGTGGATTCATCGCATTCCAAAAATCTGTTTGAGCGCGTCTACATTCGCAGACGCCGGTTGTTTAGAACTCGGCTCCTCTTCTCCGTCATACATTGCAATTTCCCATGTCGTCTCAAACATCTTTCGCAGCCCGGCAGCGGACAGCGTCACATTGCCTTCGCCGTCGAAGGATGGGTTGCGCTTGGCGTATATTTTCCAGAGTTCGCGTTTAGTCATTTTGTAGTCTATACCTTTTCTAATTCGTTGCGGATCTCGGCAAGGATCGCTTGCGTGCGCTCATGCAGCTTCTTCCGCAAGCTGGCTTCGTCTAGTCCTGCCAATGCGCCCGATGCGTCGTTGACCAAGGCCGCGAGTTTGGCGCTGAATATAGCGCCGATGCGAATGCCAGCTTCGCGGACTACGGCGATCTCCACAAGTTCGCCTCGGTCTTGCTGAAGTCGGACGCGAATGCGTTCGCTTTCGAGCAGGGTCTTCTCAAGTCGAGCTTCATTCAGCGTAGCCGGTGCGGCCTTGCCCGACGCTTGCAAGTATTCGTCACGCCATTTTGTCGCGTCTTCAATCGACGAAGTTGGGCAGCCCATTTTGACCCATTTATGGACTGCAACTTTGGAAACGCCCCACGCATCCGCGATGACTTGGAGCGTTACCTTGTTAACCTTGGTTTTTTTGATCATGCACAAGAGAGACTTGCAAGAAGCGATCAAAGCCGAAGTGCAGGCGATCAAATACGCTTCGTATCAGTCCGGCGTCATTACCACCGAGAGCGGAGCCGCTGACGCTGGAGACTACTTCGCACGCGGCAATTCAAACGATCAAGGCCAAGTTGCACGCTTGCAGTCGCTCGACCCTGGCACGGTAAACTACCTAACTGCTGGCGAGAAAATGGAGATGTTCAAGAGCGACCGTCCGACGGGCGCGTTCGGAGAATTTATCCGACTCATCCAAGCTCATATCTGCATGGCAGTCGGCTTGCCCTACGGCTTCGCATTCGACGCCGACAAGAGCGGGCCTATGGCACGAATGGAAGCGGCGATGGCAGAGCGCACCTTCCTGCGCTGGCGTGGATTGCTAGAGGGCAAATTCCTCGACAGGATAAAAAATATTATCTTGCTAGACGCCGCCGCTCGCGGACTCATTCCAGATTCCGAGTTTCTTCTCGACGGTCGCTGGTGCTGGCCTGCCAAGGTTAGCATTGACTACGGGCGCGAAGCATCTGCCGACATCGCATTGTGGAAAGCTGGCTTGAAGACAGCCGGACAGATTTACAGCGACATGGGCGAGGACTACGAAGAAGCACTTCGCGCACGGGCAAAGGAAGCGAACATGATCAAGGAGCTTGGTCAAGAGTTCGACATCCAACCCAACCGCATTTCAGATTCCGTTCCAATCACGGCTATCGACACTATCTTTGACGAAAGCAAAAACGAAGCACCTCCGCTCATCGAGAGCATCGGCATTGGTGGAACGGATGCGCTTTCGGGCATCCTCGCTTCGCTCGGTCGCGGCGAACTCTCCGTTGAACAAGTCGCTGTCATCCTTCGCGTTGTCTTCGGAATGGATGAAGATAACGCAAACAAGATCATCAACGCCGAGCCAGCCGCGCCAGCAGCACAAGACGCAGCGCCGTCCGCATTCGCAGAAGAAATAAAACCAACTAAACTATTAGCTTTGCGAGATGATTTCGGGCGCATCACCGCATTTGAGAAAACAAAATAAATGATAACACAAGGCATCGCACTTGAAGCAAAGCGGGCGCTGATCTCAGGCGTTCACCAACCTGGAGATGACTACCGCATTGCATTCTACTCGGCATCTGCCAAGGTCGGGCCACAAACAAAAGCCTACGTCGTCGAAGGCGAGATCAAGGGCAAAGGATACAAAGCCGGAGGCGTCAAGCTCAAAGGGTTCAAAACCGGCAGCATCGGCAAGAATGCCTTTATGACATTCGATGATGTTGAACTAAAGAATGCAACATTCAGCGTCTCGG